CTGGGTTTTAGCCGCGGCGGCATTGCTCATGCAAGCTGAAGCTGGGTTTTAGCCGCGGCGGCATTGCTCATGCAAGCTGAAGCTGGGTTTTAGCCGCGGCGGCATTGCTCATGCAAGCTGAGGCTGACCACGGACTGCGTTGGCTAGTAGGTAGCTCCCTCGCAGCCCGGCTGAGGCTGCACCGCGGCCGCGAAAAAAAAAAGACCGCAGCTCTCGCTGCGGCCTTGGGTCCTACCGGCCTAGCCACTTCTTTAGCTCGGCCCAGGTGAAGGGCGTGCCGGTTTCCCGGCAGTACTCTTCGAATCTTTTCAAGTCTTTATAGTTCATTTCAGATTCATCCTTTCTAATTTGCATTCTACCTTTTTGACTGGCCGGGGCTTTGCAGCCCCAGCCTCTGTCTTCTAAACCAGACTTTTCAGAAGTTCTAAGATTTTTTCTTGACTTAATTTTCCTGAGCTTTCTATTGTATCTATTATAGTTTGAACTTCAGTTTTTCTTATGAATTCATTATCTACTGGCTTAATTTGATTTCTTCTTTCAATCAACATTTTTTCTATTTCACAAGCTCTTCTGTATTCATCATTGTCACCCTCAATTGTTGTCAACCACTTTGATAATGTCTTTTTTGATTGAATTGATCTGATTGCTTTAATTGTTTCATCATAGTCAAGTTGATCAACATCTTTTTGCTCATACATTGTGACCGGTTTTGCTTTAGGATCCAGAAGCTGGCGGGCCTCTTTTAAAACTTGTTCATACTTTATGACTTCTGTCATTTCTTTTTCATATGAACTTTTTCCCTTTTGTTTTTTCAGTCTACATTTGACTGACTGAATCCTTTTAAGTTCTTTTGCAAGCTTTTCTACATCATTGTCAAACTTGTTAGCAACTTTTTCAATTTCTTTTAAATTTGTCATTTTTTGTACCTACTTTCTTTTAATTATTATTTTTGGTAACTTTTGATCATTTGACAAATAATGTCAAAACTTTATTCAATTGTCAAAGATCAGTATAATGACTAAATAATAGCAATTTTGCCCTTTCAATTCAAAATTGATTTATTTATTATTCAATCTTTAATTATATTATATCAAGAATGAATAAATAAAGATACCTATATAATGCACAAAGATTATAATTCTTTTCTGTTCATATCTACTAGGCCTGGCACCGCGGCGCAAGATCCAGACAACTATTCGAAACCACAAAGAATAAACCAAGCCCAGTAGTGTCGCAGCGGTGTATCCACACAGGAAAAAGAGGTCTTAACCCCAAAGAATAGAAGCATTCTAGTGCCCCAGCCCCCTAATGTTTATTATATAAAGTATTAGAATAGTTTATAATTGACTTGTTACGCGTCCGTGAGTAAGGCCTAAAGTGTTTATATATTAAAAATACAACGTACGCGTAATGAGTCGGCTTACTTCTAGACATTCTTGTAGCTATATCGGGTAGCTGTGTGACGTATAATATAAATAAGGAGGTGTTGTTATGCTTATTAAATGCCCTAAGTGTGGGCAAGATAAAGAAGCTCATCCAACAGACACCCACCTTTGTGTAGATTGTGTGCATGCTGAGAATAATCGATTAACTTATTATAGGCAGCATCAAGGCGACTGGATAGCAGAAGCTAAGGAGCAGGGGATAGCACCTTGGTTAATGCAACCAGGCGAAACCCAATGGGAGTACACTGTGTGGACAGCTTACCGTGATAGTTATCCTGGTAAGAAACCCACTTATGGGGACGTGGCGAAGCAGCTAGGTACTACCTACAATGTAGTTAAGAAGATAGCGCAGCGATGGAGTTTTCCTGTACGTATGCAGCTATGGATGGCTGAATGTGACAGAATTACTATGTTGCAACGTAAAGATGAGATTCTTAGCATGAATAAAGCACATATCGACATGGCAACTAAGTTGCGAGAGAAACTCAACACCGCTATAGAGGCTATCGTGCCTAGCACATTGAAACCAGGTGAGATAGCGTCGCTCGCTAAATTGTCTGCGGACCTGGAGCGGAAGGCAAGAATTGACTCTGAAGCCCAAGAGGATATGAAGAGACAATTGCTTGTAGATAACTCCAACCCAGAACTTAAGAAGGCACAAACTAAGCAGGGTGACCTCAGCGAGGTGTTGCAGATTTTATTGAAGTCGGGTGCGCTAAAGAGCGTTACCACAATTGGCGTCAAAGAGACAACTACAAGAGAAGTTGTAGCTCGTGATGATGAAGGCAACGTAGCTGCTATGATACAAGGGGAGGACGACTGATGGGACGTAACAAAAGGATGTATGGAAACTTTCCGTCTGAGGATATTGGCGAAGAGCGCCGCTGCGTGTTCTGTGGTGAGCTTAAACCATTGAGTGCTTATCATAAGAATGGTTATAACCCTGATGGTAGTATGGCGTATCGTCAAGATTGCAAGGTGTGCTACAATATTAGGCGCCGCGAGAACAAAGCGAAGAAGGTACATTCAGACTTTATTGGTGGGCAGAAGCGCCGCGGCGAAGTCGAGCCAAACTTATCGCACCAAGATTGGAAAGAGATACTAATTTACTTCGGCGGTGAGTGCGCTTATTGTGGATGCACACCGAAACGAGGGCAACGACTAACTAAAGATCACTTGCTAGCTGTAAGCGCTGGTGGAAAAACCTGCTCAGAGAATGTGGTGCCCGCGTGTGGCTCGTGTAACAGTTCTAAAGGTGCTGAGGATTTTAGGGATTGGTTTATGAAACAACCATTCTTTAGCCAAGAGCGTTTGAATCGTATATTCAAGTGGCGTACTATTATGAGGCAGGCAGGAGAGGAATAGGAGGAGGGGTCTATCATTGGAAATTGATTTAGGCAAAGTAGACAAGGCCACGCTCCAAGCAATGCTGACGCCACGATTGACTAAATATATACCGTTTGAACCCACGACTAAACAAAGCGCATTCTTACTTATGAACGATTGTAAGGAGATACTATACGGAGGAGCTGCTGGCGGAGGCAAGTCGGTTGCGCAGCTAATGGGAGCATTACAGTTTGTAGATATACCAGGATACTCGGCTATTTTATTTCGTAAGACATATGCTGACCTTTCATTACCCGGCGCGTTAATTGATATGTCAAAGCAATGGCTAATGCCTTTTGTAGAAACTAAAGAAGTTAAGTGGTCTGAGAAAGAAAAACAATACGTGTTTCCATCAGGTGCAACGTTAAACTTTGGTTATCTGGAGTCTTCTAATGACTGTTATAGGTACCAGGGAGCTGAATTCCAGTATATTGGTATGGATGAGGTAACGCATATTGATCCAGCTAACTACAGGTACTTGTTTTCTCGTTTGCGTAAGCCAAGGACATTGCAGGTACCATTGCGTTTTAGGGCCACAGCAAACCCTGGTGGACAGTTTGGAGAGTATTATTATCAGAGATTCTTTGTAGAGGGACCAGAGAAGGGGCGCATATTTATTGCAGCTGGCTTAGATGACAACCCGTACCTCGATGCTGAAGCGTATAGAGAATCGCTTGATGAGCTTGATCCTGTTGAACGTGAGAGATTACTTAATGGTAACTGGGAGATTAAGGCACAAGGTGACATGTTCAGTAGACATTGGTTTGTAATAGTACCAGCAACAGAGGTACCTGATGTGGTTCGTTCTGTTAGATTTTGGGATATGGCTTCAACAGACCCTTCAAGGCGTAAGACCAAAAATAAGCGCGAACCTGACTGGACTGTTGGTTTTAAGCTATCACATCACCAGGGTATTTACTGGATTGAGGACATCGTTAGAATACAGAAGACACCACAAGGTGTTGAAGATACTATTAGGATGACTGCTGAAAAGGATGGGTATTCTGTCGCCATTAGGATGGAACAGGAGCCTGGTTCTTCAGGGGCTATAACTATTGACCACTATGCAAGAAATGTGCTAGCTGGTTATGACTTCGCTGGTGTGCTATCAACTGGGTCAAAGGTTGAGCGTGCCAGGACTGCATCCGCCGCTGCTCAAGCAGGAAGAATACTTGTATCTAACAGGTGCAGAAACATACTACCATTCTTTGATGAGGCTGATGTATTTCCATATGGTTTAAAAGATGATACAATTGATGGATTATCAGGCGCATTCAATTATTTTAGAGGGTCAAATCTTATGAGGGCCCCGACAGGTGTAAAAAAGAGTGGCGGGTCTTATTGGACTAAATTAAGGAGGGGATAAGTAAATGGCCAAACTAGTAAACTTTAAACAGTTAGGCTCGACTGGTCTAAGGCGCCATGGCCCATATGTCTATGAAGAATTTTTGCCAGAGCTACGCTGGCCTAGAGCTGGCAGGATATATCAAGAAATGGCTGATAACGACCCTGTTATAGGAGCTGTACTATACCTAGCTGAGATGCTTGTTAGGGGGACTACCTGGGACGTGTCTCCTGCTGGTGATACACCAGAGGATATTGAGGCAGCAACGTTTCTTAAGAGCTGCATGGATGATATGGAGATGTCTTGGGCTAATGTAATATCAGAAATACTATCCATGTTCACTTATGGCTTCAGCTTTCATGAGATTATTTATAAGGTCAGGCGTGGTCC